CATGATGAAATCGAGCGCCTGCCGCTGGATGATGGCATCGCGAATACGGCGCTGGAAGTCCTGGAAGCGCGCCCACAAATCCAGCTTTTTATATTTGAAGTGGAAGTCAAAGTTGACCTGATCACATTCGTATTTTTTGGACTCCAGCGCGGTAAAGTCGGCGGTTTTACGCTCCTGGCCGCTGTTGGTATCCGTGGTGCTGGCGATGGTGCCATTGACGCCGACGCCAATTTTTTCACCCTTCAGCTCATCCACCGGCACGATATTAATTTTCTGCAAAAAGGCCGAGGACATCTGCACGGTGTTCATCATGGTTTGCGTGACGGACGGCTCGACGGAGAATTTTTTACTCACATCGTCCGGGTCAATGCCGTTCAGCTCGGCAACGCGGGACAGATAGGCATTGAATTTAAAACGGGTTTCCTGGCGCATAGTCTTTCCTGTTTAGTTAAATCGGGTTTCTGACCGGGCAAGCCTGTCGCCCGGTGATAAATTCACGACCGTTTAGCAGTCGGTCAGCAGCTCATCGCCACCGCCACCGGTAGAGAGCTTGCGGCGTGGCTGAGTGGTGCTTTCTGTTTTATCCAGCGACGTTTTTAACTGGCTGAATGCCTGGCAGGTCTGGTCGGCCTTCGTGGTGACGTCCTGTTTCAGCGTCGCAAAGGCATTTTCCAGCAAGGCAATACGCTGCTCCGTGGCGGTGAGGTTTTCCTGCACATGTTCACTGACGGTCGTCACGGCCTCATGCACATCCTGAAAACGGGCGTCATCGCTGGCCTGTTTACGGCTGAAAATCGACTTCACTTTGTCGCTCAGGGCGGTGAACATTTTTTCTGGCAGGTCTTCAAATTCCAGCTCGGCGAGAGTGGCGACGGAAATCAGGTTGCCCGGCTCGGCTTTGAAGCGGTTAAGGGGGTTAAATTTGGCACCCCGGCAAAATTCGAGGTATTCGGTGCCGAGGCTGGCCGGGTCATCGGTCACGGCGAGGCCGACCAGGTAGCATTTTCCGGAATTAGCAAAATTCGGCTGAATTTCCATGGAGGTGTAAACCTTCTGCAATTTTTTATTCATTGCGATCAGGTCGTCGGTCGGGGTGATTTTGGCGAATAACGCCAGCTTGCCTTTTAGTACCGAATCGTCGTCAATTTTTTCAGACTTCAGCTCGACCACATCGCCGTAACGGCTGAACGGTCCATCCGGCAGGATGCCTTTCAGGTGTTCGAGGTTAATGCGGCAACCGTAGACGCGGGGGTCAAAGGTCTCGGCCATTTCCTGAATATCCGTCGCGCTGATAACGCGACCGTCACAGGTATCGCCTTCGACGCCGATGCGAAACCATTTTGAAACTTTTTTTGCCATTGTCAGGAGTCCTGATATCGGGTTAACGGGTCGGGGCTAGTTTCCCGACGTCGCCGCTCTCCCGCCATCAGTCCCGGATGGCTTATCCCTCACACAACAGCACCTTAGCGATTCGCATCACCCGTTTCTTTAGCCTTTCCCTGTATCAATCACGGCGAGGCATCCATGACCATCACCACCGACACCACGTTGTTAAATGACCCGCGACGCCAGGCGGCTTTACTGTACTGGCAGGGGTTTTCCGTGCCGCAGATTGCCGAAATGTTGCAGACCAAACGTCCTACGGTGCAGAGCTGGAAACAGCGCGACCAGTGGGACGAAACTGCACCGCTGAACCGGGTCGAAAGCACTTTAGAGGCCCGGCTGATTCAGCTCTATGCAAAGCCGAACCTGACGCCCCACGATTTCAAGGTCGCGGATTTTCTGGCCCGGCAGATGGAGCGTTTTGCGCGCATTAATCGCTATGGCCAGACCGGAAACGAGGTTGACCTGAATCCCAACGTGGCCAACCGCAACAAAGGGGAACGTAAGAAGCCGAAAAAGAATTTCTTCAGCGACGAGGCTATCGAAAAACTGGAAGAGATTTTTATCCGCCAGTCCTTTGAGTATCAGATTGGCTGGTACAACGCCGGGCTTAAACATCGAATCAGAAATATCCTCAAATCTCGCCAGATCGGGGCGACATTCTACTTTGCCAGGGAGGCTCTTTTACGCGCCCTGAAAACCGGGCATAACCAGATATTTCTCTCAGCCAGTAAAACCCAGGCATACGTTTTCCGTAAGTACATCATCGCCTTTGCCCGTCTGGTTGATGTCGACCTGACCGGTGACCCGATAGTGCTCGGCAATAATGGCGCAGAGATGCTTTTTCTCGGCACTAACTCCAACACTGCGCAGAGCCATAACGGCGACCTGTACGTTGATGAAATTTTCTGGATCCCCAACTTTCAAAAACTGCGTACCGTTTCTTCTGGCATGGCCTCTCAAAGCCACCTGCGCAGCACCTACTTTTCGACGCCTTCCACTCTCGCTCACGGTGCTTACCCGTTCTGGTCGGGGGAACTATTTAACCGTGGGCGCGCCCGCGCCAGTGAACGCGTCGACATCGATATCAGTCACACCGCGCTCGCCGGTGGCGTGGCGTGTCCTGACGGTCAGTGGCGGCAGATTGTCACCATTGAGGATGCGCTCGCCGGAGGATGTACGTTGTTCAACCTTGAACAGCTCAAGCAGGAAAACAGCGTCGATGACTTCCGCAATCTGTTTATGTGCGAGTTCGTTGATGACAAAGCGTCGGTATTCCCGTTCGAGGACTTGCAACGCTGCATGGTCGACAGTCTGGAAGAGTGGGAGGACTTTGCGCCGTTCGCCGACAATCCGTTCGGCTCCCGCCCGGTCTGGGTGGGATACGACCCGTCGCACAGTGGCGACAGCGCCGGGTGTGTGGTGCTCGCGCCGCCGGTTGTCGCCGGGGGCAAGTTCCGCATTCTGGAGCGTCACCAGTGGAAAGGCATGGACTTTGCGACGCAGGCCGAATCCATTCGCCAGCTCACCGAAAAATACAACGTCGAGTACATCGGTATCGATGCGACCGGCCTCGGCATTGGTGTTTTCCAGCTGGTCCGCTCGTTTTATCCCGCTGCCCGCGATATCCGCTACACGCCGGAAATGAAAACCGCGATGGTGCTGAAAGCAAAAGACGTTATTCGCCGCGGCTGTCTCGAATACGACGTCAGCGCCACCGACATCACCACCTCGTTTATGGCTATCCGCAAGACCATGACCAGCAGCGGGCGCAGCGCGACCTATGAGGCCAGCCGCACCGAGGAAGCCAGTCACGCGGACGTCGCCTGGGCGACCATGCACGCGCTGTTAAACGAACCGCTCACCGCTGGCAGCGGCCAGGCGACATCTTCCATTCTGGAGTTCAACTGATGAGTAAATACAAAGGCCGCAATCCGCAGCCACAAAAGCGCCCGCGCAACATGAAAGACACCTCACCCCAAAAAGTGGAGGCGTTTACTTTTGGCGAACCTAGCGCGGTGCTCGATCGCCGCGATATTCTGGATTACGTGGAATGCGTCAATAACGGCCGCTGGTTCGAACCACCGGTCAGTTTTAACGGGCTGGCGAAAAGCCTGCGTGCCGCCGTTCACCACAGTTCACCGATTTACGTTAAGCGCAATATTCTGGCCTCAACATTTATTCCTCATCCGCTTCTGTCACAACAGGACTTCAGCCGCTTCGCGCTCGATTTCCTGGTGTTTGGCAACGCGTTTTTAGAGCTCCGAAAGAGTGTCACCGGTCGCCCTCTGAAGCTGGAAGCGTCACCGGCGAAATACACGCGGCGTGGTATTGAGGATAATGTCTACTGGTGGGTGCCGTCATTCGACCAGCCGCACCCGTTCGCACCCGGATCCGTATTCCACCTGCTGGAGCCTGACATCAACCAGGAGCTGTACGGCATGCCGGAATATCTCAGCGCGCTAAACTCCGCCTGGCTGAATGAAGCGGCGACGCTGTTCCGTCGTAAGTATTACCAGAACGGGGCGCATGCGGGTTACATCATGTATGTGACGGACGCCGCGCAAAGCGGTACCGATGTTGAGGCGCTACGCGATGCGATGCGCAGTTCGAAGGGGCTAGGTAACTTCAAAAATCTGTTTTTCTACGCACCGCACGGAAAACCTGACGGCATTAAAATTGTGCCGCTCAGCGAGGTGGCAACGAAAGACGACTTTTTCAACATCAAGAAAGTCAGCGCCGCCGACCTGCTCGACGCGCATCGCATCCCGTTCCAGTTGATGGGCGGCAAGCCGGAAAACGTCGGCTCGCTCGGTGACATCGAGAAGGTGGCAAAGGTGTTTGTTCGTAATGAGCTCATTCCGCTACAGGACAGGATGCGCGAGGTCAACGCGTGGGCCGGTCAGGAGGTGATCCGCTTCAAAAGCTACATCCTCGACACCGAAAGTGACTGATTTCCGCCGCCTCCGGGCGGCTTTTTCTTACCCCCACGCCTGACCGCCTCAGACACCCACCACGCCCTCTAACACCACCGCATCACTCTCCGACACCCTCGCGAACCCGCGCGGCACAGCGACGCGCTCAGGCTGCGAAAATAAATGCGAAAATACACTCTGGCGCGCAGTGCTTTCCCCGCCACGCCTGCCCGCTTCGTGGGTCGGAATTAATGCAGGTGCATGACCACTCTGGATCCGCGCCAGCTCTGGCATAATCGTCATAGCAGGGATGATAAACACGCATGCAGAATGATGCACTAAATGCATGCACGCTTCGTGTTCGAGATTATTATCACCTCAGACAAACAATCTAACGACATATTTACATGTCATTTTATCAGCCCAAGAAAAGCGGCAACCATGCTTCCTACACCTCCGGCAGCTGCAAAACAAGTTGCGCACATCATAATTTGTTGGCTGCGTATATTCTCTTTGTAACGTTGCTCGGTTTTATTGAAGTTAGCAAGGGTATTGACTGCTTTTCCGGTAGGTTTATACCCTTCTGGAGTCTTTGAAAGGTCGCCATTTTCTACTAGCGAATCAAGGCATAGACCAAGCTCTTTTCTAAGTCTTGCCTGATCATCATGATAAACCCATAATTTCCCTGCAACGTCAGTCATTATAAGTATCTCGCTGAATGGTCTATCTCCCTGCTGCTCACGATAAATTCTGACAACAGATGTTAAAACAGTCATAGCATCAGTAATCTCTTGCTTACGCTGACGATACAGGAATTTTTCACGACTCAGCTTTTTGTTTTCATAATCAGCATTTCTTTTGAATTTGAAAACCTTAAAAAAACTTAAATCATTTAAGGAAGTAAACTTTAATTCATGTGCGTGATAATAATAAATTCCTGAAAATGAATTTGGATTAAGCTGCTCAGGCATGAGAATAGAGTCAATTTGGAAAATGCTATTTTCCTGATCCCATTTTCTTGCTTTTATTTCGCCGTTAACGTATCTATCAAAAAGATAATCATCACCATTTTCATCTTTAATATAAACTGAATACATATCATAATGTATTGCTTTATCAAACATTAAGCTAATTGTATGACTTGGTGTTCTCTTTATATCAAACATCTCAAGATATTTTTTGACATCTATAGCCATGATACTCAACATTCAAAACCCTCCTTAAAACTACTACAACATAAATTCTTAACTAACGCCTCGCGTAGCTCGTTGTTCAACCCCGCCAGCCCAGAAAGGTACTTTCAGAGCTGGCGACGTTTTGGTTAATTTTCGATTATTGATTCAATCTCGCCCGTTCTGACATCGACGCGAGCGGCAATAGTCTCTTTTACAACTGCGCCATATGAGTTTGTACCTCTAAACGTGGTTTTTACGATGGCATGTGGGTCTTTATTTAAAATCAGATGATAGACCGTTGAAACATGCTTGTAAGATGAATCATCATTCATGTTCGATTTTATTAGTTTTTCTAACGGACGATAAGAGCCATCCCAACCGCTAAAATTACTCTGAAATGCGTCAAGGTTGATTTTATTATTTAGAGATTGCGGCTCTTTCTCGAAGTCATTGAAACACCACCCCAACACATCACCGAGCTTTAATGAATCATCTTTAGTAAAAGTGTACTCACTCATACAAGCATAAAAAACATCAGTAGAGCTGGCCGGTACACTTTTGAAATCAAGATAGTTTTTAACGATATCGTGTCGGGTTTGTTTTGGCTCGTTGCGATATTCTTTGAGGGTTTTATCTGCATACTCAAACGTTGGCGTAGCCGGTTTCGCTTTAACCTCCAGTGCATCAGTTTTTGCAACAGGCTGGCTCTTTTCAGTCGGCCATAAAATTGAGCCAACAACACTCAGCGCTAGACTGGCACCGAGGTAAACCGCACTGGCTCGCTTACGGTTCGGCATCCGAACCAGCGACGGCTTGATTAAACCCACGATAAAAGCAATAAAGAGTGCCAAAGATAAAAATGCTATTACGGTATCCATGATTTTCCTTTGTGTAATCCCCATAAAAACAACCCCATGCTATCAAACATGGGGTCGAGGGTTGCATACTTTTCAGAGGTTAACGCCAGCTCTCATCTTCCCATACTTCCTGAATGATGCCATCTAATGCCTCTCGGTCAGATTCGTTGTCGAACCCGATAACCTCAACCCCCGTTACAGACCCTTTTTCACCGTAACCCGCGTGGATGGGAAAGCACATCTCACCTTGCTTGTTAGTTCATTCTGTAAAGCATCGACCACCTGCTGGCCTAATTTTTGCTCTTTGTCCAACGTGATGTTTATTCTCATAACCTATTCAGCCTTATAGAAAACTTCTTTTTCTGGTTCTTTATTTTCACTATTTGCCAGGTCAGCAATGAGAGACAGGGCGAGCTTGAGGTCTGCTGGTTTGCAGTTTGCAATCAGAGACACTTCGGCGATGAATTGCACACAAGCCCATTTTTTCTGCCTTTGGCTGAAACATTCATCAACCATGAAATCCCTCCCACAAGTATTACTGTATATTTATACAGTATCACGTATAGCTGAGGGATTAAAAGAAAAATTATCAATCGCGATTAGTCTGTATGTTAATGAAATCGATGAATATTAAAGGTCATCTCTGCTTCTGCTTTTCTGCTAACCCCGCGACTCGATTTAGGATTTGTTTAGCCTGCGCCTGGTGTGATGGTGCTGTCGGGAAAATTTCACCGGTTGCGGAACCACGGCACCATTTGCCGTTTATGCAACTTCTGCCACCGGTCATCAGGTGCAGGGCCTCACCCCGGCTGATGCTTTCGCCGGTCGTGAGCTGAATCTCGTCTATGGTTCTGTCAATGGCTGCGCTTTGTTTATCCGTTCCGTGGACAAAATCACGCCCGGTGACTCGTTTTTTGTCCCTGAGTCTGGCCGTTAGCTTCCGCCTTTCACTTCGACTCAACGGTTTGGATAAATCCAGCTCCGGCGGATCGCTTTCGCTCCCCGTACAGTTATTGACAGAACTCCGAGAGGGCGCATGGGCGCCCTTAACGTCAACGGCCAAATCAACTGCACGCTTCGGTACAATCTTCCACTGCGTGAGCCGGGTTAAAATCGGGGTGTCAGCGCCGACGGCGGAATCGTACACGCCACGAATGCAGATAGTTTCCTCACCATACTGGTTAAACTCGGCGCGAGGCTCATACAGCGTGCGCACCTGCAAATCATCGCGACGGACAAACGGGCCACCTTGCGCATTAACGTAACCAGCCCAATCACCGGCGTCGGCGGCATCATGCACAGCTGCAAACTCAACACTCAGACCATGCGCTGTCTCAGTATCAGCAAGGCGGCGTAGTTCGCGGTAGACCGTCACCGGCGCGCCACCGATAAACTGAAATTGACGAATGTGCCAGCGCGCCGCCCATGCTGAAACGGCGGGGGCAGTCTCTTTCAGCAGCTCTCCGCTTTCGTCATCGGTTTCACCGTCAAGAGCATAGCCGTCGATATTTTTCGAAATGTATTTAGCAACATATCCGGTAGCGCTGCCCTTTTCCGGGTCAATGGCTTCGGCATGAAAGCGCGCCTTTTTGGCCTTATCGCTTCTCAGTTCGTGACGGTCTTCCTCCCACGCAAAATCGCGAATAATGAGGCGCACGCGCTCGACGTCTTCCGGCAACATGAACATAAGCATGTGCCAGTGAGGCGTTCCATCGTGATGAGGCTCGGCAACACGGATGCCGAAAATGCGGATTTCTTCCCGATGTAGTTTGGCACGAATGCGCGCCCAAAGGCCGGTCAGATAACTCTGCGTGTCCGACGGGCTGGCTCCGTTCCATTTGCTGTTACGGTAGCCCGCTTTAGTTGTGGCGTGATATTTAGACGGTGCGGTCAGGGTGTAAAACTCCCCGACATAACCGAGTTCATTGCAGATATTTTCAAACCCACGGATGCGGGTCATCAGCTCGCGGCGGCGTATCGCAGGGTTAGCGACCGAACCGTCATATTTTTCTATCAGGCTGATTCGGTTGCCGTCTTCGTCTTCGAGATCCAGCCCCTTGAGAAACTCACGCGTGCGGCGCTTCTGCTCGCGCCAGTCTGTCACGCAGTTTTTACTCGCGTAGGCGTGCTTTTTCTTGCTGACGTTGCCGACTGCAATTTGTAGATGTTCGCGCCAAGCCGACGCGACACGACGCAGACGATTACGCCACCATGACTCAGTAAACATACGGATTACTGCGGGGGCGATATCATCTTTGTTGAAGTATTTATTTGCCACGCGCTCCCAATGGGGAGGGGGGACATTGAATTGCAGAGAAATAAAACCAGCGTGCATGTACCAGGTGTATAGCGTTTTGAGCTCTCCAAAACCTGAGTCATCAATATTTGCCAGCTCAGAACGAATGAAATTCGCAATGTCACCGGCGAGCAGGTCAACATCGGCGCGCGACATATCAGGGAGGCGGTTATACCTGGCGACCATATTGACCATGCGGGATGCCAGATATTGCATAAGCCGGGTATCAAAATGACCGCCAAAAATAGCGGCAGACGCATCGGAGTTGATGCCGTTGACCTGATACTTTTTGGTAACTAGCTCAATACGCGGCAATGCCTTTTTGCAGAAATTGACTAAAAAGGCATTGGCTCGTTGGCTACCCTGGCTTTTCTCCAGCGCATCAGCCTTACGGAACACATCAAAGCGCACGCACTCAGGCTGAAGTGAGAGTGCTTTACGCGCACGCAGCAAAGCCGCAATCATTCGATCGCGGCGATACTCTTCATCATAGGTAAGGTATGGGCTGGCTATTGCCGACCGTGGAGCATTCCACGGATAAGCGTAAGAAATCCCCACGCTCACCCCTTCACTGAAACGGACTGGTCATATTCCCATACACCATCTGGGGAAACTAAAGCGCCCCGCGACATACCTGTTTGAGGGTCACGGAAAACCGCCAGCCCAATAGGGTGTAGAATTTCATTATTAATACGGATGATAAGACCGCGTTCGCTTAATTCATTCCACGATATCCAGTCACAACCTCCAATTTTTTCGCTTTGTTCCATGACGTTAAATGCATCGCCACATAGCGCGCCGATACGCTTAATCTCTGCGGCCATTTCCTCAATTGAGGTGATGGTCGACTGCTGGATGTGATGATGAATCAGGCCGGAAATAAGTTGCTCGATTTTCGGATAGTAGCCAATAGTATCGAGCCACTCCTCGCCAGCTTTACGGCCGCTTTTAGCGACCTTTTTCTCGCTCAGAATGAATTGATACTGGTCGCTGGTAATAACCCACTTACCGCCAATCTCGATATTTAGGCTCATGCTTTTACCTCCGGATAACCGATTAATACTTGGTCAACCACACCATTGGTAATTTCACAAATAGCTTTTCCAGCCTCTTGGTCATTAATTCCAGTTATCGTCCCCATAGCTAAGGCTACAATCCGAACCTTCATAAGCGCCTCTATCGCGCCTTGCTGTTTAGCTTTCTGGATTTCAAGCTCGCTCATATCAGACCCCACGGTAATGTTTTGTTTTCAGCTCAGTGATTTCTTTACAGGTCACGCAAAGCGCAACGCCCTGAATGGCAATGCGGCGTTCTTCCGGGATTGGTGCTTCACATTCTTCGCAGGTAAAACGAGAAGGCGCAGCGATGTGGCTGCGCGCGTTGTTGATAAGGCGCTCGCGTTCTGCCTGCTCGCGCTGTTGTGCGATATCCATTGCGTCGGCCATTAGTGCAGCTCCTGAGATTCGTTTTCGTAGCGGGTGGCTTCCCGGCGCAGCAGTTCAGCCGCTTCTATGGCGCTCATACCTTTGTTAGCGATATGGGTTGCCAGCGCCTCAAGGCGGATGGAAACAGCAAGAGCGCGACCTTTACGCTCTTCACGTTTTGCAACACCGATAACCTCATGAAGCAGGTCGGTATTTTCTTTAGGTTCTAAAGTTTGTTTATGCATTCTTAATCTCCAGATTTTGGGCAATAAGAAGCCCGGCGGGTTTACGCCATTGATTACGGGTTTATTTAATTAGCTAAAAAACATTCGTGAATGGAAATATGCCGGGGTAAAATCCCACCCCATCGGGAAATTTTATTCATTGACGCAATAATCAACTTACGGCGGTCCATATCAAAATATTCATATGGCTTACCGACTTCATCAGAGCGAAACGCGCCCGGATTATTTCGGTTAGCGAGCGTTAAAACCACAAACTTAAAATCTTCATCAAGCTTATTGAAATTACGCAGCGCCTTATTTTCTGTTGCTTTCAGTTTTTGATGAAACCGTGCGAAACACTCTTCGCCGGTCATGGTTGTCGGTTGCTCAGTAGAACAATCAGCATTGCTAAAAAGCTTGCTCGCCTGGGTGTCATGAGCTGAAATTCTTTCGTTCATTTTTCCCCCATTAATGCATTTAAAAGCCGCTTAACCGCAGAGACTTTTTTTGCTGTTAAGCCGTTCAACAATTCGGACTGAGAGCTGCAAGGGTGCCAGCGCTGGCCGTCGCTACCCATGATCCAGCCGTGCCCGTAGTACATGGATGGGCTACGTTTTTTGAGCAGAGAGGCGAATGACGGTTCGTTAGTCAACATAATCACCTCAAATCAAACCGAATGATGCGCCGATGCCGCTGACGGTATCGACGACACTCGTCATTGCCGGGTTAGCTTGGATCCTGGCCTGCAACGCCATTGCCGACAGCGACAGCATGCGAATACCCGCGTTTACGCTCGCAATCATGTTTTGCTTACGGGCCGGGGTAAGACGGTCGCCTGAAACGGCACCGCTCGCCAGTTCGCCGAGTTCACTCATAGCGCGCATGACGTAAGATTGCAGTTTTTCTTTTGCCAGCTCGTTGACCGGCACGCATGGCAGACAATGGATCTGCGCCAGAAAACCATCGACGAGGGTCGAATCTTCGGTCAGGTCTGTCAGCGTCCAGATTTCGCGCGGCGTTAACTGGTGCGGCTGCTCCGGGTTGAGTTTGTTGTAAAGTGTATGCGGCTTGATACCGGCCTTATCCGCCAGCTCTTTCACGTTATGCGTGGCCGCGAATTTTCTGCATGCATCATCAAAGTGTGCATGTGACGAAACGCGAAAATCTAACATGCTGTAACTCCCTTTAACTTGCAAAATTAAGTTACTGGAACACGGCATAGCGTGAATTAATCGCCTGGGCGAGCAAGCGCGTACGGAAGGCAATCATGTTGATACGACCGAGGCCACCCTCGCGGGTACGTGGCACCAGTAGAAGCTCGCCGCGTTTTACCATCTCTTTTACAGTGTTTAGATGGCATCCATAGAGCTCGGCGAACTCCTCATATGACAGAAAGTCAGGGCCTGAAGGGATTGCAATTTGAAGATTCATAGGTGACTATCTCCGGTTAGATTCATTTTTTGGTATGTTCTCGCACATTCTCAGGGTGCAGGACGGATATTACTTTCCATTTGAAAACCTGTAAAGGTTGATTTGAAAATAATTAAGGCGTCCATATGGATAATGAAGGGCAGTCCGTCAAAGATGTCATCGATAGAATTCTTATTTCTTATGGAGTTAGGACAAGACAGGCTTACTCTGATCTCGCGAAAATCCCATTACCAACAATCAGTAACTGGGCTAAGCGAGGCAAGGTTCCCGGTGATTACATAGTCCAATGTGCTCTCGATACTGGTGCAGACCTTAAATGGCTCACAGAAGGTGGCGAACTTACAAATGTAAGATATAGACCTGGTAATTATCCCATGCGGGGAATCAGGCTAATGGAGGCTATGCAAAGCTCAGGTGGGAAAGAGATTTTGCAGCGCATCATGCAGGCTTACGGCTTCACCATGCAAAAGGAGCTGGGCGACCATCTCGATATACCTTCAGGCACGATGAGCGCTTGGGTGAGGCGTGAACATTTCCCCGGCGATGTGGTTATCGTCTGCGCCCTTGATACTGGCGCATCGCTGTACTGGCTGGCGACGGGTATCGGGCCAATGAATGAGCAACATGCACAAGTGCAACCTGAGCAGCTAATAGCCCTTCCTGCTGGCCTTAGGCAAATCACCAAATACAGCATTCATACCGGCCAGCTTACTGAGAACGGTATGTGGTTCTGTGATGACTCGCTGATTGATTCCACGGTAGTTAACCCGGCGTTGGTAGAGAAAAACGGGCAGCGGTGGTGTGTGGATCTCGATGCGAAAAATATCGCTAATGGTCGTTGGCTGGTCGATGTCGACGGTACTGCCGATGTTTATGATGTCGCGCGTTTACCAGGTAACCGGTTGTCTGTAAAAAATGGCTCGTCTCAGTTTGAATGTCTGGTCGATGAAGTTAACTGTGTCGGGATGGTATTTTTGACACTGAGTAAAAGTATCTAATCATGGCCGTTAAAAAACTAACGTCTGGTGAGTGGTTGTGTGATTTTCGCGTTGATGGGCGTGATAGTCGTCGCGTTCGTAAACGCTTCACAACCAAAGGTGAGGCGGTGGCGTATGAGCAATATTATCGGGATGATGCCAAGAATAAGCCGTGGAAATCGGAGAAGGAAGACCGTCGCAAGCTGAGCGAAATTATTCAGCTCTGGCATAACCTACACGGTCAGGCATTGGTCGCCAGTAAGTCACGCCTGGCGAAACTGCAAATAGTGTGTAATGGCCTCGGCGACCCGGTAGCTTCCCAACTTACCGCTAAGGATTGGGCGCATTATCGCGACCAGCGCCTGAGCGGTAAGATTGATAATGGATATCACAAAGACCCGGCGAAATGGGTTGCGAAGCCGATAACCGTCAACCGAGAACAGCAGTATCTTGAAGCTGTTTTCAATGAACTGAAAAGGCTAGGGGAGTGGAGCTTACCGAATCCCCTTGATGGTATTCGCGTTTTCAAGGAAGCCGAAAAGGAAATGTCCTGGCTGACGCTTGAGCAGATTCCGCAGCTCTTATTAGCTTGCCATGAGTACGGCCATGAAGACCTTACGATGATCGCGAAAGTTTGCTTGGCCACTGGCGCGCGCTGGGGTGAAGCACAACGGCTTACGCGGCCCCAGCTTTCACCCTTTAAATTGACCTTCACAAAGACGAAGGGAAAAAAGAATCGGACCGTGCCGATCCCGAAGTGGCTTTACGAGGAACTATCGAAGCGGCAGGGCAGGATGTTTAAGCCCTGCTATCAGGAGTTCAAAAAGATGCTGGCGCTTACCGATATTGAGCTGACCGAAGGGCAGAAGACACACGTTCTGCGTCACACCTTCGGCGCGCATTTTATGATGAACGGTGGGAATATTTTAGTGCTTCAGAAAATACTTGGCCATGCAAATATTCGAGAGACGATGAGATATGCACATTTTTCACAAGACCATCTGGAGGACGCGGTTCAATTAAATCCTCTTGCTGGATTGTACAGAGAGTGATTTTTTATTACATGTTTGCTAATTGATAAAGGAATATTGGTGTATGAGTGATAATAATGATTGTGTCTTGACTTCCTTCTTGGATTCATACAGGAGAGAATACTTTTTTTACCATGAATTAGCTAAAGTAGTTAAAGCTCGCATAGAAGATAAGTTGGATGAGTCAGGAATTAAAGCGATAGTTTCATTTAGGGCAAAAAGTATCAAGAGTATTAAGGAGAAAATAGAAAAACGAAACTCGGATAACAAAAGAACACCATATAGGTCATGTGGTGAAATATATAATGACATCGTTGATTTGTCTGGTGTGAGGGTTGCCTTGTACTTCCCTGCTGAAATGGAGAAAGTATCAAATATAATTGGAAATGAATTCAATGTAGTGGTGATGAAAAAATTTCCGGGGGAAGGGGAAAATAAAAATAATAATAGGTATGTCAAAAAATTCGATGGCTATCATGCTAGACACTTTCGCGTAATGTTAAATAATGACAGTATTTTTGCAAACCACATGGTTGAAATTCAAATAGCATCAGTGTTGATGCATGCATGGTCAGAAGTAGAACATGATTTGGACTATAAACCATCCAGTGGCTCTCTCTCTATTGAGGAGTTAATGATTCTTGATGAGATCAATGGGCTAGTGATTTCAGGTAATATTGCATTGGAGCGATTGCAACAAGCAATGCTTAAAAGAATAGATGACTCAGGTTATGTATTTAGGAATCACTATGATTTGGCCGCTTTTTTCTCATCAAAAATTCACTATGGAGAAATCATAAATACCAAGGAAATTTATAATTTATTATTAAAGATTGATGTTCTCTCAAAGGAAAAAGTCAGTATTATAACTGATAAAGTTAATAAACATATTGAAAAGAAACAAAAAGCATTAGATGCACGACATAAGAGAGTCGCTCCTGATGGATTAGATGCATTTAAATCTGGTTTTCTTGAAGCTCTAATTACTCTAATTATTTCAAGTGAGTGGTCTGAAAAGGTTTTGAACTTGATGACTTCTGGGTATAAGGTTTTTCCTGAGCCTTATAAAAATCAGGGGGTTGTTTTTAACTGTCTCAGATATGGCGAAAACAAAGAAATATCGAAGGCATTTGATTATTTGTGGAAGATAAGGTTCTTAGATGAAAATAGATTTGATAATTTCGATTTGAAAAAGTTTGATATCTTTTTAGAGCCAGCGAATGAAAGTATCACAAAGGAGGACGCGATAGAATCCTTAGAAAGTTTGATAGATTCCCTTGAGGTGGCAGGAACTTCACACTTTAATGTGGATAGTGTTTCTGAAATTGATAAACTCTCAAGGGTTGTTAATGAAAAGATAAAAATTAAAAAAGAATAA